CATCATCAATATAACACCGCAAGATGGCGACCGAGTTAACATGCAAATGAGGTGGGCGGAGTTACGCGACCTTTGTCTCGGGAACGCGGAAGTGGGCGCGGCGGGTTTCGGGGAGGAGCGCGGGGCGGGGCGGGCGTGTCGCGCGGCGGTGACGCGCCGGGGACCCGGAAATTGAGTAGTTTTTATTCATTTTGCAAGTTTTTCTGTACATTTTGGCGCGAAAACTGAAACGAGGAAGTGAAAAGTGAAAAATGCCGAGGTAGTCACCGGGTGGAGATCTGACCTTTGCCATGTGGAGTTTACCCGCTGACGTGTGGGTTTCGGTCTCTATTTTTCACTGTGGTTTTTCCGGGTACGGTCAAAGGTCCCCATTTTATGACTCCACGTCAGCTGATCGCTAGGGTATTTAATGCGCCTCAGACCGTCAAGAGGCCACTCTTGAGTGCCGGCGAGAAGAGTTTTCTCCTCCGCGCTCCGCCAATTGTGAAAAATGAGGAATTTCTTGCTATCTCCGGGGCTGCCAGCGACCGTAGCCGCCGAGCTGCTGGAGGACATTGTTACCGGAGCTCTGGGAGACGAACCTCAGGTGATTTCTCACTTTTGTGAAGATTTTAGTCTTCATGATCTCTATGACATTGATCCTGGCGTTGAGGGGCAAGCGGATGAATGGCTGGAGTCTGTGGATGGGTTTTTTCCGGACGCTATGCTGCTAGAGGCTGATTTGCCTCCGTCTCACAATTCAAACACTGAGCCCGAGTCAGCTGCTATTCCTCAATTGTCATCAGGTGAACTTGACTTGGCTTGTTACGAGACTATGCCTCCGGAGTCGGATGAGGAGGACAGCGGGATTAGCAATCCCACGGATTATATGGTCTCTAAGGCGATTGCTATACTAAAAGAAGATGATGATGATGGTGATGATGGATTTCGACTGGACGCTCCGGCGGTGCCGGGTAGAGACTGTAAGTCCTGTGAATACCACCGGGAGCGTACCGGAGACCCGTGTATGTTGTGTTCTCTGTGCTATCTCCGTCTTAACGCTGCTTTTGTCTACAGTAAGTGTTTTGTGCTTTTTACACTGTGGCTTTGTTGAGTTTATTTTTTCTGTGTTTCATAGGGTGTTGTTTATTATAGGTCCTGTTTCAGATGTGGAGGAGCCTGATAGTACTACTGGAAATGAGGAGGAAAAGCCCTCCCCGCCTAAACTAACTCAGCGCTGCAGACCTAATATTCTGAGACCCTCGGCCCAGCGTGTGTCATCCCGGAAACGTGCTGCTGTTAATTGCATAGAAGATTTATTGGAAGAGCCCACTGAACCTTTGGACTTGTCCTTAAAGCGACCCCGCCCGCAGTAGGGCGCGGTGCCAGTTTTTTCTCTCTAGCTTCCGGGTGACTCAGTGCAATAAAAATTTTCTTGGCAGCAGGTGTATGTGTTTACTTTACGGGCGGGAAGGGATTAGGGGAATATAAAGCTGGAGGGAAAAATCTGGGGCTGTCAGATCGAGTGAGAAGTTCCATGGACTTGTACGAGAGCCTAGAGAATCTAAGTTCTTTGCGACGTTTGCTGGAGGAGGCCTCCGACAGAACCTCTTACATTTGGAGGTTTCTGTTCGGTTCCCCTCTGAGTCGCTTTCTTTACCGGGTGAAGCGAGAGCACCTGACGGAATTTGATGGGCTTTTAGAGCAGCTGCCTGGGCTGTTTGATTCTTTGAATCTCGGCCACCGGACGCTGCTAGAGGAGAGGCTTTTTCCACAATTGGACTTTTCCTCTCCAGGCCGTCTGTGTTCCGCGCTTGCTTTTGCTGTACATCTGTTGGACAGATGGAACGAGCAGACGCAGCTCAGCCCGGGTTATACTCTGGACTTCCTGACGCTATGCCTATGGAAGTTCGGAATCAGGAGGGGGAGGAAGCTGTACGGGCGCTTGGTGGAGAGGCATCCGTCTCTGCGCCAGCAGCGTCTGCAAGCTCAAGTGCTGCTGAGGCGGGAGGATCTGGAAGCCATTTCGGAGGAGGAGAGCGGCATGGAAGAGAAGAATCCGAGAGCGGGGCTGGACCCTCCGGCGGAGGAGTAGGGGGGATACCGGACCCTTTTCCTGAGTTGGCTTTGGGGGCGGTGGGGGGCGCTTCTGTGGTACGTGAGGATGAAGAGGGGCGCCAACGCGGTCAGAAGAGGGAGCATTTTGAGTCCTCAACTTTCTTGGCTGATGTAACCGTGGCCCTGATGGCGAAAAACAGGCTGGAGGTGGTGTGGTACCCGGAAGTATGGGAGGACTTTGAGAAGGGGGACTTGCACCTGCTGGAAAAATATAACTTTGAGCAGGTGAAAACATACTGGATGAACCCGGATGAGGACTGGGAGGTGGTTTTGAACCGATACGGCAAGGTAGCTTTACGTCCCGACTGTCGCTACCAGGTTCGCGACAAGGTGGTCCTGCGACGCAACGTGTACCTGTTGGGCAACGGCGCCACCGTGGAGATGGTGGACCCCAGAAGGGGTGGTTTTGTGGCCAATATGCAAGAAATGTGCCCTGGGGTGGTGGGCTTGTCTGGGGTGACTTTTCATAGTGTGAGGTTTAGCGGTAGTAATTTTGGGGGTGTGGTTATTACCGCGAACACTCCTGTGGTCCTGCATAATTGCTACTTTTTTGGCTTCAGCAACACCTGTGTGGAAATGAGGGTGGGCGGCAAAGTGCGCGGGTGTTCCTTTTACGCTTGCTGGAAGGGGGTGGTGAGCCAGGGTAAGGCTAAAGTGTCTGTTCACAAGTGTATGTTGGAGCGATGCACCTTGGGCATTTCCAGTGAGGGCTTCCTCCACGCCGGCGACAACGTGGCTTCTGACAACGGCTGCGCCTTTCTTATCAAGGGAGGGGGGCGCATTTGCCACAACATGATATGCGGCCCTGGGGATGTGCCCCCAAAGCCTTACCAGATGGTTACCTGCACAGATGGCAAGGTGCGCATGCTCAAGCCTGTGCACATTGTGGGCCACCGGCGCCACCGCTGGCCAGAGTTTGAACACAATGTGATGACCCGCTGTAGCTTGTACCTGGGAGGCAGGCGAGGAGTTTTTATGCCCAGACAGTGTAACCTGGCCCACTGCAACGTGATCATGGAACAATCCGCCGCTACCCAGGTTTGCTTTGGAGGAATATTTGATATAAGCATGGTGGTGTATAAGATCCTGCGCTACGACGACTGCCGGGCTCGTACTCGAACCTGCGACTGCGGAGCCTCTCACCTGTGTAACCTGACTGTGATGGGGATGGTGACTGAGGAGGTGCGACTGGACCACTGTCAGCACTCTTGCCTGCGGGAGGAGTTTTCTTCCTCAGACGAGGAGGACTAGGTAGGTGGGTTGGGGCGTGGCCAGCGAGAGGGTGGGCTATAAAGGGGAGGTGTCGGCTGACGCTGTCTTCTGTTTTTCAGGTACCATGAGCGGATCAAGCAGCCAGACCGCGCTGAGCTTTGACGGGGCCGTGTACAGCCCCTTTCTGACGGGGCGCTTGCCTGCCTGGGCCGGAGTGCGTCAGAATGTTACCGGTTCGACCGTGGACGGACGTCCCGTGGATCCATCTAACGCTGCTTCTATGCGCTACGCTACTATCAGCACATCTACTCTGGACAGCGCCGCTGCTGCCGCCGCCGCCACCTCAGCCGCTCTCTCCGCAGCCAAGATCATGGCTATTAACCCAAGCCTTTACAGCCCTGTATCCGTGGACACCTCAGCCCTGGATCTTTACCGCCGAGATCTAGCTCAAGTGGTGGAGCAACTCGCAGCCGTGAGCCAACAGTTGCAGCTGGTGTCGACCCGAGTGGAGCAACTTTCCCGCCCTCCCCAGTAACCGCAAAAATTCAATAAACAGAATTCAATAAACAGCACTTGAGAAAAGTTTAAACTTGTGGTTGACTTTATTCCTGGGTAGCTGGGGGGAGGGAACGGCGGGAACGGTAAGACCTGGTCCATCGTTCCCGGTCGTTGAGGACACGGTGGATCTTTTCCAAGACACGATAGAGGTGGGTCTGGACGTTGAGATACATGGGCATGAGCCCGTCTCGTGGGTGGAGGTAGGCCCACTGCAGGGCCTCGTTTTCAGGGGTGGTGTTGTAAATGATCCAGTCGTAGGCCCCCCGCTGGGCGTGGTGCTGGAAGATGTCCTTCAGCAGCAAGCTGATGGCAACGGGAAGACCCTTGGTGTAGGTGTTGACAAAGCGGTTGAGTTGGGAGGGGTGCATGCGGGGACTGATGAGGTGCATTTTGGCCTGGATCTTGAGGTTGGCTATGTTGCCGCCCAGATCGCGCCTGGGATTCATGTTATGCAAGACCACCAGCACCGAGTAACCGGTGCATCGGGGGAATTTGTCGTGCAGCTTGGAAGGGAAAGCGTGGAAGAATTTGGAGACCCCTCGGTGCCCGCCTAGGTTTTCCATGCACTCATCCATGATGATGGCGATGGGCCCCCGGGAGGCAGCCTGGGCAAAAACGTTGCGGGGGTCCGTGACATCGTAGTTGTGGTCCTGGGTGAGTTCATCATAGGACATTTTGACAAAGCGCGGGCAGAGGGTTCCAGATTGGGGAATGATGGTTCCATCCGGTCCGGGGGCGTAGTTGCCCTCGCAGATTTGCATTTCCCAGGCTTTGATTTCAGAGGGAGGGATCATGTCAACCTGGGGGGCGATGAAAAAAATGGTCTCTGGGGCGGGGGTGATGAGCTGGGTGGAAAGCAAGTTGCGCAAGAGCTGTGACTTGCCGCAGCCGGTGGGCCCGTAGATGACAGCTATGACGGGTTGCAGGGTGTAGTTTAGGGAGCTACAACTGCCATCATCCTTCAAAAGTGGGGCCACACTGTTTAGAAGTTCTCTAACATGTAAGTTTTCCCGCACTAAGTCCTGCAGGAGACGTGACCCTCCTAGGGAGAGAAGTTCAGGAAGCGAAGCAAAGTTTTTAAGTGGCTTTAGGCCGTCGGCCAAGGGCAAGTTCCTGAGAGTTTGACTGAGCAGTTCCAGCCGGTCCCAGAGCTCGGTTACGTGCTCTACGGCATCTCGATCCAGCAGACCTCCTCGTTTCGGGGGTTGGGGCGGCTCTGGCTGTATGGAATGAGGCGGTGGGCGTCCAGCTGGGCCATGGTGCGGTCCCTCCATGGGCGCAGGGTTCTCTTCAGGGTGGTCTCGGTCACGGTGAATGGGTGAGCCCCGGGCTGGGCGCTGGCCAGGGTGCGCTTGAGGCTGAGGCGGCTGGTGGCGAACCGTTGCTTTTCGTCTCCCTGCAAGTCAGCCAAATAGCAACGGACCATGAGCTCGTAGTCCAGGCTCTCTGCGGCATGTCCTTTGGCGCGAAGCTTGCCTTTGGAAACGTGCCCGCAGTTTGAGCAGAGCAAGCATTTTAGCGCGTAGAGTTTTGGCGCCAAGAACACGGATTCCGGGGAATAAGCATCGCCCCCGCAGTTGGAGCAAACGGTCTCGCATTCCACCAGCCAGGTCAGCTGAGGATCTTTTGGGTCAAAAACCAAGCGCCCGCCGTTTTTTTTGATGCGCTTCCTACCTCGAGTCTCCATGAGGCGGTGCCCGCGTTCGGTGACGAAGAGGCTGTCGGTGTCTCCGTAGACGGAGGTCAGGGCGCGCTCTTCCAGGGGGGTCCCGCGGTCCTCGGCGTAGAGAAACTCGCACCACTCTGACATAAACGCCCGGGTCCAGGCTAGGACGAATGAGGCGATGTGGGAAGGGTACCGGTCGTTATCGATGAGGGGGTCGGTTTTTTCCAAGGTGTGCAAGCACATGTCCCCCTCGTCCGCTTCCAAAAATGTGATTGGCTTGTAGGTGTAGGTCACGTGATCCTGTCCTTCCGCGGGGGTATAAAAGGGGGCGTTTCCCCCCTCCTCGTCACTCTCTTCCGGTTCGCTGTCGCCAAAGGCCAGCTGTTGGGGTACGTATACGCGGGTGAAGGCGGGCATGACCTGGGCGCTGAGGTTGTCAGTTTCTATATATGAGGAAGATTTGATGGCGAGCGCCCCCGTGGAGATGCCCTTGAGGTGCTCGGGGCCCATTTGGTCAGAAAACACAATCTGTCGGTTGTCAAGCTTGGTTGCAAAAGACCCGTAGAGGGCGTTGGAGAGCAACTTGGCGATGGAGCGCTGGGTTTGGTTTTTTTCCCGGTCGGCTTTTTCCTTGGCTGCGATGTTGAGCTGGACGTACTCCCTGGCCACGCACTTCCAGCCGGGAAAAACGGCCGTGCGCTCGTCCGGCACCAGCCTTACGCTCCATCCGCGGTTGTGCAGGGTGATGACGTCGATGCTGGTGGCCACCTCTCCGCGCAGGGGCTCGTTGGTCCAGCAGAGGCGACCGCCCTTGCGAGAGCAGAAGGGTGGCAGGGGGTCAAGCAGGCGCTCGTCCGGGGGGTCGGCGTCGATGGTAAAGATGGCGGGCAGGAGGTGTTTGTCAAAGTAGTCGATCTGATGCCCGGGGCGACGCAGGGCGGTTTCCCAGTCCCGCACCGCCAAGGCGCGCTCGTAGGGACTGAGGGGGGCGCCCCAGGGCATGGGATGCGTCAGGGCCGAGGCGTACATGCCGCAGATGTCGTAGACGTAAAGGGGCTCCTCCAGGACGCCGAGGTAGGTTGGGTAGCAGCGCCCCCCGCGGATGCTGGCCCGTACGTAGTCGTAGAGCTCGTGCGAGGGGGCCAGAAGGTGGCGGCTGAGGTGAGCGCGCTGGGGCTTTTCATCTCGGAAGAGGATCTGCCTGAAGATGGCGTGGGAGTTGGAGGAGATGGTGGGCCGCTGAAAAATGTTGAAGCGGGCGTCGGGCAGACCCACGGCCTCGCCGATAAAGTGGGCGTAGGACTCTTGCAGCTTTTCCACCAGGGAGGCGGTGACCAGCACGTCCAGAGCGCAGTAGTCCAGGGTTTCCCGCACGATGTCATAATGCTCTTCCTTTTTTTCCTTCCAGAGGTCTCGGTTGAAGAGATACTCTTCGCGGTCTTTCCAGTACTCTTGGAGAGGAAACCCGTCTTCGTCTCCACGGTAAGAGCCCAACATGTAAAACTGGTTGACGGCCTGATAGGGACAGCATCCCTTCTCCACGGGCAGCGAGTAGGCCAGGGCGGCCTTGCGCAGGGAGGTGTGAGTCAGGGCAAAGGTGTCGCGGACCATGACTTTTACAAACTGGTACTTAAAGTCCCGGTCGTCGCACATGCCTCGCTCCCAGTCTGAGTAGTCTGTGCGCTTTTTGTGCTTGGGGTTAGGCAGGGAGTAGGTGACGTCGTTAAAGAGGATTTTGCCGCATCTGGGCATAAAGTTGCGAGAGATTCTGAAGGGGCCGGGCACCTCCGAGCGGTTGTTGATGACTTGGGCCGCCAGGAGAATTTCGTCGAAGCCGTTGATGTTGTGCCCCACGACGTAGAACTCTATGAAACGCGGAGCGCCGCGCAGCAGGGGGCACTTTTCAAGTTGCTGGAAAGTAAGTTCCCGCGGTTCCACGCCGTGTTCCGTGCGGCTCCAGTCCTCCACCGGGTTTCGCTCCACAAAATCCTGCCAAATGTGGTCAACCAGCAAGAGCTGCAGTCGGTCGCGAAATTCGCGGAATTTCCTGCCGATGGCTTGCTTCTGGGGGTTCAAGCAAAAAAAGGTGTCTGCGTGCTCGCGCCAGGCGTCCCAGCCGAGCTCGCGAGCCAGATTCAGGGCCAACCGCACCAGAGACGGCTCGCCGGTGATTTTCATGACGAGGAGAAAGGGCACTAGCTGTTTTCCGAACGCGCCCATCCAGGTGTAGGTCTCCACGTCGTAGGTGAGAAACAGACGTTCGGTCCGCGGGTGCGACCCCAGGGGGAAAAATTTGATGGGCTGCCACCATTGGGAGCTCTGGGCGTGGATGTGATGGAAGTAAAAGTCCCGGCGGCGCGTGGAACATTCGTGCTGGTTTTTGTAAAAGCGGCCGCAGTGGTCGCAGCGCGAAACGGAGTGAAGGCTGTGAATAAGGTGAATCTTGCGTCGCTGAGGGGGCCCCAGAGCCAAAAAGCGGAGCGGGAACGACCGCGCGGCCACTTCGGCGTCCGCAGGCAAGATGGATGAGGGTTCCACCGTTCCCCGCCCGCGGACCGACCAGACTTCCGCCAGCTGCGGCTTCAGTTCTTGCACCAGCTCTCGCAGCGTTTCGTCGCTGGGCGAATCGTGAACGCGGAAGTTGTCGGGTAGAGGCGGGAGGCGGTGGACTTCCAGGAGGTGTGTGAGGGCCGGCAGGAGATGCAGGTGGTACTTGATTTCCCACGGATGGCGGTCGCGGGCGTCCAAGGCGAAGAGATGGCCGTGTGGACGCGGCGCCACCAGCGTTCCGCGGGGAGTTTTTATCGGCGGCGGGGACGGGCTCCCGGCGGCAGCGGCGGCTCGGGACCCGCGGGCAAGTCGGGCAGCGGCACGTCGGCGTGGAGCTCGGGCAGGGGCTGGTGCTGCGCGCGGAGCTGACTGGCAAAGGCTATCACCCGGCGATTGACGTCCTGGATCCGGCGGCGTTGCGTGAAGACCACCGGACCCGTGGTCTTGAACCTGAAAGAGAGTTCGACAGAATCAATCTCGGCATCGTTAACCGCGGCCTGGCGCAGGATTTCGGCCACGTCCCCGGAGTTGTCTTGATACGCGATTTCTGCCATGAACTGGTCGATTTCCTCTTCCTGCAAGTCTCCGTGACCGGCGCGTTCGACGGTGGCCGCGAGATCGTTGGAGATGCGGCCCATGAGCTGGGAAAAGGCATTGATGCCGACCTCGTTCCACACTCGGCTGTACACCACCTCTCCGTGAACGTCGCGGGCGCGCATGACCACCTGGGCGAGATTGAGTTCCACGTGGCGGGCGAAAACCGGATAGTTTCGGAGGCGCTGATACAAATAGTTGAGGGTGGTGGCAGCGTGTTCGGCCACGAAAAAATACATGATCCAGCGGCGGAGGGTTAGCTCGTTGATGTCCCCCAGCGCCTCCAGGCGTTCCATGGCCTCGTAGAAGTCCACGGCGAAGTTGAAAAATTGGCTGTTCCTGGCCGAGACAGTGAGCTCTTCTTCCAAGAGCCGAATGAGATCCGCCACGGTGGCCCTGACTTCGCGCTCGAAAGCCCCGGGTGCCTCCTCCACCTCTTCCTCCTCGACTTCTTCGACCGCTTCGGGCACCTCCTCTTCCTCGACCACCACCTCAGGCGGGGCTCGGCGGCGACGGCGGCGGACGGGCAGGCGGTCGACGAAACGCTCGATCATTTCCCCCCTCCGTCGACGCATGGTCTCGGTGACGGCGCGACCCTGTTCGCGAGGACGCAGGGTGAAGGCGCCGCCGCCGAGCGGAGGTAACAGGGAGATCGGGGGGCGGTCGTGGGGAAGACTGACGGCGCTAACTATGCATCTGATCAATGTTTGCGTAGTGACCTCGGGTCGGAGCGAGCTCAGCGCTTGAAAATCCACGGGATCGGAGAACCGTTCCAGGAACGCGTCTAGCCAATCACAGTCGCAAGGTAAGCTGAGGACCGTCTCGGGGGCTTGTCTGTTCTGTCTTCCCGCGGTGGTGCTGCTGATGAGGTAGTTGAAGTAGGCGCTCTTGAGGCGGCGGATGGTGGACAGGAGAACCACGTCTTTGCGCCCAGCTTGCTGTATCCGCAGGCGGTCGGCCATGCCCCACACTTCTCCTTGACAGCGGCGGAGGTCCTTGTAGTATTCTTGCATCAGCCTCTCCACGGGCACCTCGTCTTCTTCTTCCGCTCGGCCGGACGAGAGCCGCGTCAGGCCGTACCCGCGCTGCCCCTGGGGCTGCAGCAGGGCCAGGTCGGCCACAACGCGCTCGGCCAGCACGGCTTGCTGGATGCGGGTAAGGGTGTCCTGGAAGTCGTCGAGGTCCACGAAGCGGTGGTACGCGCCGGTGTTGATAGTGTAGGTGCAGTTGCTCATAACGGACCAGTTCACGGTCTGGGTGCCGTGGCCCACGGTCTCCAGGTAGCGGAGACGCGAGTAGGCCCGCGTGTCGAAAATGTAGTCGTTGCAGGTCCGCAGCAGGTACTGGTAGCCCACCAGCAGATGCGGCGGCGGCTGGCGGTAGAGGGGCCACCGCTGGGTGGCGGGGGCGTTGGGGGCGAGATCTTCCAACATGAGGCGGTGATAGCCGTAGATGTAGCGCGACATCCAAGTGATGCCGCTGGCCGTGGTGCTGGCGCGGGCGTAGTCGCGAACGCGGTTCCAGATGTTGCGTAGCGGCTGGAAGTACTCGATGGTGGGACGACTCTGCCCAGTGAGGCGGGCGCAGTCGGCGATGCTCTACGGGGAAAAAGAAGGGCCAGTGAACAACCGCCTTCCGTAGCCGGAGGAGAACGCAAGGGGGGTCAAAGACCACCGAGGCTCGGGTTCGACACCCGGTCGGCGGCCCCGAATACGGATGGCGGTTTTTGCTTTTTTCTCAGATGCATCCCGTGCTGCGGCAGATGCGTCCTAACGCGGGGTCCCAGTCCCCGGCGGTGCCTGCGGCCGTGACGGCGGCTTCTACGGCCACGTCGCGCTCCACCCCGCCTACCACGGCCCAGGCGGCGGTGGCTCTGCGCGGCGCTGGGGAACCCGAAGCAGAGGCGGTGTTGGACGTGGAGGAGGGCCAGGGGTTGGCTCGGCTGGGGGCCTTGAGTCCCGAGGGGCACCCGCGCGTGGCTCTGAAGCGCGACGCGGCGGAGGCGTACGTGCCGCGGAGCAATCTGTTTCGCGACCGCAGCGGCGAGGAGGCCGAGGAGATGCGAGACTTGCGTTTTCGGGCGGGGCGGGAGTTGCGTCACGGGCTGGACCGGCAAAGGGTTCTGAGAGAGGAGGACTTTGAGGCGGACGAGCGCACGGGGGTGAGTTCCGCGCGGGCTCACGTGGCGGCCGCCAACCTGGTGAGCGCGTACGAGCAAACGGTCAAGGAGGAGATGAACTTCCAGAAGAGCTTCAATCATCACGTGCGCACGCTGATCGCGCGCGAAGAGGTGGCGATTGGCCTCATGCATCTGTGGGATTTTGTGGAGGCGTACGTTCAGAACCCCAGCAGCAAGCCGCTGACGGCTCAGCTGTTCCTCATCGTGCAACACAGTCGGGACAACGAGACGTTCAGGGAGGCCATGCTGAACATCGCGGAGCCGGAGGGGCGCTGGCTCTTGGATCTCATTAACATCTTGCAGAGTATCGTAGTGCAGGAGCGCTCGCTTAGCCTGGCCGACAAGGTGGCCGCCATCAACTACAGCATGCTGTCGCTGGGCAAATTTTACGCCCGCAAAATCTACAAGTCTCCGTTCGTCCCCATCGACAAGGAGGTGAAGATAGACAGCTTTTACATGCGCATGGCGCTCAAGGTGCTGACTCTAAGCGACGACCTGGGTGTGTACCGCAACGACCGCATCCACAAGGCGGTGAGCGCCAGCCGCCGGCGCGAGCTGAGCGACCGCGAGCTTTTGCACAGCCTGCATCGGGCGTTGACTGGTGCCGGCAGCGCCGAGGCGGCCGACTACTTTGACGCCGGAGCGGACTTGCGCTGGCAGCCATCCCGACGCGCGCTGGCGGCGGCTGGCGTTGGGGACTACGGGGTCGAGGACGACGAGGAAGCGGACGACGAGTCGGGCATTGACATGTAGCCGTTTTTCGTTAGATATGTCGGCGAACGAGCCGTCTGCGGCCGCCATGGTGACGGCGGCGGGCGCGCCCCAGGACCCGGCCACGCGCGCGGCGCTGCAGAGTCAGCCTTCCGGAGTGACGCCCGCGGACGACTGGTCCGAGGCCATGCGTCGCATCCTGGCGCTGACGGCGCGCAACCCCGAGGCTTTTCGGCAGCAGCCGCAGGCGAACCGGTTTGCGGCCATTTTGGAAGCGGTGGTGCCCTCCAGACCCAACCCCACCCACGAAAAGGTGCTGGCCATCGTCAACGCCCTGGCGGAGACCAAGGCCATCCGCCCAGACGAGGCCGGGCAGGTTTACAACGCGCTGCTAGAAAGGGTGGGGCGCTACAATAGCTCCAACGTGCAGACCAATCTGGACCGCTTGGTGACGGACGTGAAGGAGGCCGTGGCCCAGCGAGAGCGGTTTTTCAAGGAAGCCAATCTGGGCTCGCTGGTGGCCCTGAACGCCTTCCTGAGCACGCTGCCGGCGAACGTGCCCCGCGGCCAGGAGGACTACGTGAACTTTCTGAGCGCCCTCCGCCTGATGGTGGCCGAGGTGCCGCAGAGCGAGGTGTACCAGTCTGGCCCCAACTACTACTTCCAGACCTCTCGCCAGGGCTTGCAGACGGTGAACCTGACGCAGGCCTTTCAGAACCTGCAGGGCCTCTGGGGGGTGCGCGCTCCGCTGGGCGACCGCAGCACGGTGTCCAGCCTGCTAACCCCCAACGCCCGCCTGCTCTTGCTTCTCATCGCTCCGTTCACCGACAGCGGTTCCATCAGCCGCGACTCTTACCTGGGACACCTGCTCACCCTGTACCGCGAGGCCATCGGCCAGGCGCGGGTGGACGAGCAGACGTACCATGAGATCACCAGCGTGAGCCGCGCGCTGGGGCAGGAGGACACGGGCAGCTTGGAGGCGACTCTGAACTTCCTGCTGACCAACCGGCGGCAGCGCCTACCGCCCCAGTACGCGCTGAACGCGGAGGAGGAGCGCATCCTGCGTTTCGTGCAGCAGAGCACCGCGCTGTACTTGATGCGGGAAGGCGCTTCTCCCAGCGCTTCGCTGGACATGACGGCGGCCAACATGGAGCCCTCGTTCTACGCCGCCAACCGCCCCTTTGTCAACCGGCTGATGGACTATTTGCATCGGGCAGCGGCCCTGAACCCGGAATACTTTACTAACGTCATTCTGAACGACCGTTGGCTGCCTCCTCCCGGCTTCTACACGGGGGAGTTCGACCTCCCGGAGGCCAACGACGGTTTCATGTGGGACGACGTGGACAGCGTGTTCCTGCCCGGCAAGAAAGAGGCGGGCGACTCCCAGAGCCACCGCGCGAGCCTTGCAGACCTGGGGGCGGCCGGGCCCGCGTCTCCGCTGCCTCGCCTGCCGAGCGCCAGCAGCGCCAGCGTGGGGAGGGTGAGCCGTCCGCGTCTTAGCGGCGAGGAGGACTGGTGGAACGATCCGCTGCTACGTCCGGCCCGCAACAAAAACTTCCCTAACAACGGGATAGAGGATTTGGTAGACAAAATGAACCGTTGGAAGACGTATGCCCAGGAGCACCGGGAGTGGCAGGCGAGACAGCCCATGGGTCCGGCCCTGCCGCCGTCTCGCCGCCCGCGCAGGGACGAAGACGCCGACGATTCAGCCGACGACAGCAGCGTGTTGGATCTGGGAGGGAGCGGGAACCCCTTTGCCCACCTGCAGCCTCGCGGTGTGGGTCGACGGTGGCGCTAGGAAAAAAAAGAATCATTAAAAAGCACTTACCAGAGCCATGGTAAGAAGAGCAACAAAGGTGTGTCCTGCTTTCTTCCCGGTAGCAAAATGCGTCGGGCGGCGGCAGTTCCCTCCGCGGCGGTGGCGTTAGGCCCGCCCCCTTCTTACGAAAGCGTGATGGCAGCGGCCACCCTGCAAGCGCCGTTGGAGAATCCTTACGTGCCGCCGCGGTACCTGGAGCCTACGGGCGGGAGAAACAGCATTCGTTACTCGGAGCTGACGCCCCTGTACGACACCACCCGCCTGTACCTGGTGGACAACAAGTCAGCCGATATCGCCACCTTGAACTACCAGAACGACCACAGCAACTTTCTCACGTCCGTGGTGCAGAACAGCGACTACACGCCCGCCGAAGCGAGCACGCAGACCATTAACTTGGACGACCGCTCGCGCTGGGGCGGGGACCTGAAAACCATTCTGCACACGAACATGCCCAACGTGAACGAGTTTATGTTCACCAACTCGTTCCGGGCCAAGCTTATGGTGGCACACGAGACCAACAAGGACCCCGTTTACGAGTGGGTAGAGCTGACGCTGCCGGAGGGGAACTTTTCAGAGATTATGACCATAGACCTGATGAACAATGCCATTATCGACCACTACCTGGCAGTGGCGAGACAGAAGGGGGTTAAAGAAAGCGAGATCGGCGTCAAGTTTGACACGCGCAACTTTCGTCTGGGGTGGGATCCGGAGACGGGGCTGGTGATGCCGGGGGTGTACACGAACGAAGCCTTCCATCCCGACGTGGTACTCTTGCCCGGCTGCGGGGTGGACTTCACCTACAGCCGTCTGAACAACCTGCTGGGCATACGCAAGAGAATGCCCTTTCAGGAAGGGTTTCAGATTCTGTACGAGGACCTGGCGGGCGGTAACATCCCGGCCCTGCTGGACGTGCCGGCGTACGAGGCGAGCATCGCAAACGCGGGGGAGGCGGCGATCAGGGGCGATAATTTTGCGGCGGCGCAACCACAGGCGGCTCCCACCATACAAGCGGTCACGCAGGATTCCAAGGGTCGAAGCTACAACGTGATCACAGGCACCATGAACACGGCCTACAGAAGCTGGTATCTGGCTTACAACTACGGCGACCCGGAAAAGGGGGTGCGGGCCTGGACTCTGCTCACCACCCCGGACGTGACGTGCGGGTCCGAGCAGGTCTACTGGTCCCTGCCAGACATGTACGTCGACCCGGTGACGTTCCGCTCCACGCAGCAAGTTAGCAACTACCCCGTGGTGGGAGCGGAGCTGATGCCCATTCACAGCAAGAGCTTTTACAACGAGCAGGCCGTCTACTCGCAGCTCATCCGTCAGTCCACCGCCCTGACGCACGTTTTTAACCGCTTCCCCGAGAACCAAATTCTAGTGCGCCCCCCAGCGCCCACCATCACCACCGTCAGCGAGAACGTGCCCGCTCTAACCGATCACGGGACGCTGCCTTTGCAGAACAGCATCCGCGGAGTTCAGCGAGTTACCATCACGGACGCCCGTCGTCGGACCTGTCCCTACGTCTACAAAGCCTTGGGAATCGTGGCCCCGCGCGTCCTGTCGAGCCGCACTTTCTAGATGTCCATCCTCATCTCTCCTAGCAACAATACCGGTTGGGGCCTGGGCGTGACCAAAATGTACGGAGGCGCCAAACGACGTTCCCCGCAGCACCCCGTACGAGTGCGCGGACACTTTAGAGCTCCCTGGGGGTCGCACACGCGCGGGCGCACTGGCCGAACCACCGTCGACGACGTGATCGATAGCGTGGTGGCCGACGCCCGCAACTACCAGCCCGCTCGATCCACGGTGGACGAAGTCATTGACGGCGTGGTGGCCGACGCCAGGGCCTACGCCCGCAGAAAGTCTCGTCTGCGCCGCCGCCGTTCGCTCAAGCGCCCCACGGCTGCCATGAAAGCCGCTCGCTCTCTCCTGCGCCGCGCGCGTATCGTGGGTCGCCGCGCCGCCAGACGCGCAGCCGCCAACGCCGCCGCCGGCCGAGTGCGCCGTCGGGCCGCCCAGCAGGCCGCCGCCGCCATCTCCAGTCTGGCCACCCCCCGTCGCGGAAACGTGTACTGGGTGAGGGACTCGGCCACCGGCGTGCGAGTTCCCGTGAGAACCCGTCCTCCTCGTCCCTGAATAAAAAGTTCTAAGCCCAATCGGTGTTCCGTTGTGTGTTCAGCTCGTCATGACCAAACGCAAGTTTAAAGAGGAGCTGCTGCAAGCCCTGGTCCCCGAAATCTATGCGCCGGCGCCGGACGTGAAACCGCGTCGCCTGAAACGCGTGAAGAAGCAGGAAAAGCTAGAGACAAAAGAGGAGGAGGCGGTGGCGTTGGGAGACGGGGAGGTGGAGTTTGTGCGCTCGTTCGCGCCGCGTCGGCGGGTGAATTGGAAGGGTCGCAAGGTGCAGCGGGTCCTGCGTCCCGGCACGGTGGTGTCTTTCACTCCGGGCGAAAAGTCCGCCTGGAGGGGCATTAAGCGCGTGTACGATGAGGTGTACGGGGACGAAGACATTCTGGAGCAGGCGCTGGACAGAAGCGGGGAGTTTGCTTACGGCAAGAGGGCTCGGACTGGCGAGATCGCCATTCCGCTGGACACTTCCAACCCCACCCCCAGTTTGAAACCCGTGACGCTGCAACAGGTGTTGCCGGTGAGCGCCCCCTCGCGCCGCGGCATCAAACGCGAGGGCGGTGAGCTGCAGCCCACCATGCAGCTTTTGGTTCCCAAGAGGCAGAAACTAGAGGACGTGCTGGACATGATAAAAATGGAACCCGACGTGCAGCCAGACATTAAAATCCGACCCATCAAAGAGGTGGCGCCGGGAATGGGCGTGCAGACCGTGGACATTCAAATCCCCATAAGCAGCGCCGCACAGGCGGTAGAGGCCATGCAGACCGACGTGGGGATGATGACAGAGCTGCCCGCAGCTGCTGCCGCCGCCGCCATGGCCAGCGCCGCGACGCAGACGGAATCCGGGATGCAGACCGACCCGTGGACGGAGGCGCCCGTGCAGCCGGCGAGAAGACGCGCCAGACGGACGTACGGTCCCGTTTCTAGCGTGATGCCGGAGTACGCGCTGCATCCTTCCATCATCCCCACGCCAGGCTACCGGGGGCGCACCTACCGCCCGCGCCGCAGCACCGCTCGCCGCCGTCGCCGTACCACGCGGGGCGCCCCCGCCAGAGTGAAACGCGTAACGACGCGCCGCGGCCGCCGCTTGACTCTGCCGGTGGTGCGCTACCATCCCAGCATTCTTTAAAAAACCGCTCCTACGTTGCAGATGGGCAAGCTTACTTGTCGACTCCGTATGGCCGTGCCCGGCTACCGAGGAAGATCCCGCCGACGACGGACTTTGGGAGGCAGCGGTTTACGCCGCCGTCGGGCGGTCCACCGGCGCCTCAAGGGAGGCATTCTGCCGGCCCTGATCCCCATAATCGCCGCGGCCATTGGGGCCATTCCCGGAATCGCCAGCGTAGCGGTGCAGGCTAGCCAGCGCCACTGATTTTACTAACCCTGTCGGTCGCGCCGTCTCTTTCGGCAGACTCAACGTCCAGCATGGAAGACATCAATTTCTCCTCTCTGGCCCCGCGGCACGGCACGCGGCCGTATCTGGGGACGTGGAGCGAGATCGGCACGAACCAGATGAACGGGGGCGCTTTCAATTGGAGCAGTGTGTGGAGCGGCTTGAAAAATTTCGGCTCCACTCTGAAAACTTACGGCAACCGGGTGTGGAACTCCAGCACGGGGCAGATGCTAAGGGACAAGCTAAAGGACACGCAGTTTCAGCAAAAGGTGGTGGACGGCATTGCTTCAGGCCTCAACGGCGCCGTCGACCTGGCCAACCAGGCCATTCAAAAGGAAATTAACAGCCGCCTGGAGCCGCGGCCGCAGGTGGAGGAGAACCTGCCACCTCTGGAGGCGCTGCCCCCCAAGGGAGAGAAGCGCCCGCGGCCCGACATGGAGGAGACGCTAGTTACTAAAAGCGAGGAGCCGCCCTCGTACGAGGAGGCGGTGGGTAGCTCGCAGCTGCCGTCCCTCACGCTGAAGCCCACCACCTATCCCATGACCAAGCCCATCGCCTCCATGGCGCGCCCCGTGGGAGTCGACCCGCCCATCGACGCGGTGGCCACTTTGGACCTGCCTCGTCCCGAACCCAGCAACCGCGTGCCTCCCGTTCCCATCGCTCCGCCGGTTTCTCGCCCCGCCATCCGCCCCGTCGCCGTGGCTACTCCCCGCTATCCGAGCCGCAACCCCAACTGGCAGAGCACCCTGAACAGTATTGTCGGACTGGGGGTGAAGTCTCTGAAGCGCCGTCGCTGTTTTTAAAAAAAAAAAAAAATTTTTTTATTAAACAAGTAGCCCTGTCTTAATCCATCGTTGTATGTGTGCCTATATCACGCGTTCAGAGCCTGACCGTCCGTCAAGATGGCCACTCCGTCGATGATGCCGCAGTGGTCGTACATGCACATCGCCGGGCAGGACGCCTCGGAGTACCTGAGCCCGGGTCTGGTGCAGTTTGCCCGTGCGACGGAAACCTACTTCTCACTGGGCAACAAGTTCAGAAACCCCACCGTGGCGCCCACCCACGACGTCACCACCGATCGGTCCCAGCGACTGACAATCCGCTTCGTCCCCGTGGACAAGGAAGACACCGCTTACTCCTACAAAACCCGCTTCACGCTGGCCGTGGGCGACAACCGGGTGCTAGACATGGCCAGTACCTACTTTGACATCCGCGGCGTGATCGACCGCGGTCCCAGCTTCAAGCCGTACTCGGGGACGGCTTACAACTCCCTGGCTCCCAAGGGGGCCCCTAATAATTGCCAGTGGCAATCAGGGGTTCAACCAAAAGTAAACACGTACGGCCAAGCTGCATTTATTAACGATTTCGTTGACAACAACAACGGTCACACTGGCATAAAAGTGGGCGACAACGCTGAAGGACAACCAATTGTTGCCGATCCCACTTTTCAACCGGAACCACAAACTGGCGGTTTAGATACTCAATGGAACACCGTTCCAAACACCAACAACCTAAAATTAGAAGCTGCAGGACGGGCTCTAAAATATACCACCCCCATGAAACCGTGCTACGGATCATACGCTCGACCAACAAACGAAAACGGTGGTCAAGGCACCTTAGGAAATAATGGAAAAACCACTCCTGCTGAGCTGCAATTTTTTGATCTTGCGTCCAAAAACAACGACTACTCACCGGCCGTAACAATGTACACGGAAGACGTGTACCTGGAAACTCCTGACACGCACATTATTTACAACCCTGAAACTGTTAACGGAAACACCAACACACAGTTATTGCTTGGACAGCAAGCCGCTCCAAATAGGCCGAATTATATTGGTTTTAGGGATAACTTCATTGGATTTATGTATTACAACAGCACTGGAAACATGGGAGTACTTGCAGGACAGGCATCTCAGTTAAATGCAGTAGTTGACTTGCAAGACAGAAACACAGAGTTGTCTTATCAGCTTATGCTGGATGCACTGGGTGACAGAACCAGATACTTTTCCATGTGGAACCAGGCCGTAGATAGCTACGATCCAGATGTAAGAATAATTGAAAACCATGGCGTTGAAGACGAGTTGCCAAACTACTGCTTTCCTTTAAGCGCCGTAGGCATAGTAAATGACTACAAAGGCATAACCAAAAACGGCGGCAACTGGCAAGTTGATCAAACTGACTCCGACAGAAATGAAATTGCCACTGGAAACATTTTTGCCATGGAAATTAATTTGCAGGCAAACCTGTGGCGTAGCTTTCTGTACAGCAACGTTGCTTTGTATTTGCCAGATAGCTACAAATATACCCCTGCAAATGTAACCCTCCCAGAAAACAAAAACACTTACGGCTACATAAATGGCCGTATCACTGCTCCTGGCTTAATCGACACCTACGTAAACATCGGAGCCCGATGGTCTCCGGACCCCATGGACAATGTTAATCCCTTTAACCACCACCGAAACGCCGGCCTCCGCTACCGCTCGATGTTGCTGGGAAATGGTCGCGTCGTGCCTTTCCACATTCAAGTGCCGCAAAAGTTTTTCGCGATTAAGAACCTCCTGCTTTTGCCCGGCTCCTACACCTACGAGTGGAGCTTCAGAAAAGACGTGAACATGATTCTACAGAGCACGCTGGGCAATGACCTGCGAGTCGACGGGGCCAGCGTTCGCATTGACAGCGTCAACCTGTACGCCAACTTTTTCCCCATGGCGCACAACACCGCTTCCACCTTGGAGGCTATGCTGCGCAACGACACCAACGACCAGTCCTTTAACGACTACCTCAGCGCGGCCAACATGCTGTACCCCATTCCTGCCAACGCCACCAACGTTCCCATCTCCATCCCATCTCGCAACTGGGCGGCTTTTCGCGGCTGGAGCTTCACGCGCCTGAAGGCCAAGGAAACTCCTTCCCTGGGTTCAGGTTTTGACCCCTACTTTGTGTACTCGGGCACTATTCCCTACTTGGACGGGAGCTTTTACCTCAACCACACCTTCAAGCGTTTGTCCATCATGTTTGACTCCTCTGTCAGTTGGCCAGGCAACGACCGCTTGCTGACCCCCAACGAATTTGAAATCAAAAGGGTGGTCGACGGAGAGGGCTACAACGTGGCTCAGAGTAACATGACCAAAGACTGGTTCTTAATCCAGATGCTCAGTCATTACAACATCGGCTATCAGGGATTTTACGTGCCCGAAGGGTACAAGGATCGCATGTACTCCTTCTTCAGAAACTTTCAGCCCATGAGCCGCCAGATCGTGGATCCCACCTCATACACGGCTTACCAAGCGGTGGCCCTCCCGCATCAGCACAACAACTCTGGTTTTGTGGGATACATGGGACCCACTATCAGAGAGGGGCAGCCGTACCCCGCCAACTACCCCTACCCGCTCATTGGCGCTACTGCGGTGCCGGCCATTACTCAGAAAAAATTTTTGTGCGACCGCGTTCTGTGGCGCATCCCCTTCTCCAGCAATTTCATGTCCATGGGGGCTCTGACCGATCTCGGTCAAAACATGCTGTACGCCAACTCGGCGCACGCTCTTGATATGACTTTTGAGGTGGATCCCATGGACGAACCCACCCTCCTGTATATGCTTTTTGAGGTGTTCGACGTGGTCAGAGTGCACCAGCCACACCGCGGTATCATCGAGGCCGTGTACCTGCGTACCCCATTCTCTGCGGGCAATGCCACCACATAAGCCGCTGAACTAGCTGGTTTTTACCCCAGATCCCATGGGCTCCACGGAAGACGAACTGCGGGCCATTGTGCGAGACCTGGGCTGCGGACCCTACTTCCTGGGCACCTTTGACAAGCGCTTTCCCGGTTTCGTGTCTCCTCGCAAACTCGCATGTGCAATCGTGAACACCGCCGGCCGAGAAACCGGAGGAGAACACTGGCTAGCTCTAGGCTGGAACCCCCGCTCGTCCACCTTTTTTCTCTTTGACCCCTTTGGGTTTTCAGACCAACGTCTGAAGCAGATCTACGCCTTTGAATATGAGGGTCTGCTCAAACGCAGCGCGCTAGCCTCCTCCGCTAACCACTGTTTAACACTGGTGAAAAGCACTCAGACGGTTCAGGGCCCCCACAGCGCCGCCTGCGGTCTTTTTTGCTGCATGTTTTTGCATGCCTTTGTGAACTGGCCGCACACCCCCATGGAGAACAACCCCACCATGGACCTCCTGACTGGTGTGCCCAACTCCATGCTCCAAAGCCCCAGTGTGCAGGCCACCCTCTGCCAAAACCAGAAAAACCTATACGCCTTTCTGCAAAAACATTCGCCCTACTTTCGCCGCCATCGGGAACAGATAGAAAATGCCACCGCGTTTGACAAGACTCTGTAATGTTTAATAAATGAACTTTTTATTCAACTGGAAAAAACCGGGTTTGTGGTTTTTTTAAAAATCGAAGGGGTTCAACTGGACATCGAGGTGGGAAGCGGGAAGGGTGGTGTTCTTGTACTGGTACTTGGGCAGCCACTTGAACTCGGGAATCACAAACTTGGGCAGCGGAATTTCTGGGAAGTTGTCGTGCCACAGCTGGCGGGTCAGCTGAAGAGCTTGCAGAACGTCGGGGGCAGAAATCTTGAAGTCGCAATTGATCTGGTTCACGGCGCGCGCGTTGCGGTACATGGGGTTGGCACACTGAAACACCAACAGGCTGGGATTCTTGATGCTAGCCAGGGCCACGGCGTCGGTGACGTCGCCGGTGTCTTCAATGTTGGACAGCGAAAACGGCGTGACTTTGCAAAGCTGTCTTCCCACACGGGGCACGCAATCTCCCAGATAGTTGCACTCGCAACGAACGGGCATCAGAACGTGCTTCTGGCCGTGGGTCATGTAAGGGTAGGCCGCGGCCATAAAAGCTTCGATCTGCTTGAAAGCTTGCTTGGCCTTGTGACCCTCGGTGTAAAAAACACCGCAGGACTTGTTGGAAAATGTGTTACTGGAACAAGCGGCGTCGTGAAAGCACGCGCGGGCGTCTTCGTTGCGCAACTGCACCACGCTTCGGCCCCACCGATTTTGAACCACCTTGGCTCTGCCCGGATTCTCCTTGAGAGCGCGCTGGCCGGCTTCGCTGCCCACATCCATCTCCACGATATGCTCCTTGTTAATCATGGCCAGACCGTGGAGACAACGAAGCTCGTTGTCATCGTCAGTGCAGTGATGCTCCCAGACGGCGCAGCCGGTGGGCTCCCACTTGGATTTGGAGGTATCGGAAATGCCAGAGTACAGGAGCACGTAGTGATGCAGAAAACGCCCCATCATAGTACCAAAGGTTTTCTGGCTGCTGAAAGTTAGCGGGCAGTACTTCCAATCATCGTTCAGCCAAGTGTTGCAAATCTTCCTGAAAACCATGTACTGGTCTGGCATAAAGTGAAACTCGTTACGCTCGGTCTTGTCGATCTTGTACTTTTCCATCAACAGATGCACAATCTCCATGCCCTTTTCCCAGGCACAGACAATCTTGGCGCTGGAGGGATTGGGTATGGCAAGCGTAGTAGGCCTTTTGGGTGCAGGCTCCTCTTCTTCCTTGAGCCGATCCCGACTAACGGGAGCTGAGAGCGGGTGCCCCTTAGGGAACGGCTTGAACACGGTCTGGCCCGAAGCGTCCCGAAGAATCTGCATCGGGGGATTGCTGGCCGTCATGGCAATGATCTGACCCCTGGGCTCCTCCACTTCGTCCTCTTCGGGGCTTTCCTCGTGCTTTTCTGGTGACGGAACGGGCGTAGGGGGAAGAGTGCGACGCGCCTTCTTCTTGGGCGGCAGTTCGGGAGCCTGCTCTTGACGACTGGCCATTGTCTTCTCCTAGGCAAGAAAAACAAGATGGAAGACTCTTTCTCCTCCTCGTCAACATCAGAAAGCGAGTCTTCCACCTTAAGCACCGAGAACTCCCAGCGCGTAGAATCCGATGTGGGCTACGAGACTCCCCCCGAGAACTTTTCGCCGCCCCCCATAAACACTAACGGGTGGACGGACTACCTGGCCCTAGGAGACGTACTGCTGAAGCACATCAGGCGGCAGAGCATCATCGTGCAGGATGCTCTCAGCGAACGACTCACCGTTCCGCTGGAAGTCGCGGAACTCAGCTCTGCCTACGAGCAGACCCTATTTTCCCCAAAAACGCCACCTAAAAGGCAGGCAAACGGAACCTGCGAACCCAACCCGCGCCTAAACTTTTACCCCGCATTTGCCGTGCCCGAGGTGCTGGCCACGTATCACATTTTTTTCCAAAATCACAAAATCCCGCTCTCCTGCCGCGCCAACCGCACTAAAGCCGATCGCGTGCTGCAACTAGGGGAAGGGGACCGCATACCTGAGATTGCGTGTCTGGAGGAGGTGCCAAAAATCTTCGAAGGTCTCGGTCGAGTCGAAAAGCGAGCAGCAAACGCTCTGGAAGAAAACGCGGATAGTCACAACAGTGCTTTGGTAGAACTCGAGGGCGACAACGCCAGACTGGCCGTGCTTAAGCGGTCCATAGAAGTCACGCACTTTGCCTACCCCGCCGTTAACCTCCCCCCAAAAGTCATGTCGGTAGTGATGGACTCGCTGCTCATAAAGCGCGCCCAGCCCTTAGATCCAGAGCACGAACACGACAGTGACGAAGGAAAGCCAGTGGTTTCTGATGAGGAGTTAAGCAAATGGCTATCCTCCAACGACCCTGCCACGTTGGAGGAGAGAAGAAAAACCATGATGGCGGTGGTCCTTGTCACGGTACAACTAGAATGTTTGCAAAGGTTTTTCTCCCACCCGGAGACCCTGAGAAAAGTGGAGGAAACGCTACACTACACATTCAGGCACGGCTACGTGAAACAGGCCTGCAAGATTTCCAACGTGGAACTTAGCAACCTTATCTCCTACTTGGGCATCTTGCACGAAAACCGCCTGGGACAAAACGTCCTGCACAGCACGCTGAAAGGAGAAGCCCGACGAGACTATGTGCGAGACTGTGTGTTTCTAGCACTAGTGTACACCTGGCAGAGCGGAATGGGAGTGTGGCAGCAGTGTTTGGAGGAAAAAAACCTCAAAGAGCTCGAAAAACTGCTGGTGCGATCTCGAAGAGCCCTGTGGACCAGCTTTGACGAACGCACCGCCGCGCGCGACCTAGCTGACATAATTTTCCCTCCCAAGCTCGTGCAGACGCTTCGGGAGGGTCTGCCGGATTTCATGAGCCAAAGCATCTTGCAAAACTTCCGCTCGTTCATCCTCGAACGCTCGGGAATTTTGCCGGCCACTAGCTGCGCCCTTCCCACAGACTTTGTGCCCCTCCACTACCGCGAGTGCCCACCGCCGCTGTGGCCTTACACTTACTTGCTTAAACTGGCCAACTTTTTAATGTTCCACTCTGACCTGGCAGAAGACGTGAGCGGCGAGGGGCTGCTAGAATGCCACTGCCGCTGCAACCTGTGCACCCCCCACCGTTCCCTAGTTTGCAACACTCCCCTTCTCAATGAAACCCAGATCATCGGTACCTTTGAAATCCAGGGACCCTCCGACGCGGAAAACGGCAAGCAGGGGTCTGGGCTGAAACTCACAGCCGGACTGTGGACCTCCGCCTACTTGCGCAAATTTGTACCAGAAGACTATCACGCCCACCAAATTAAATTTTACGAAAACCAATCGAAACCACCCAAAAGCGAGTTAACGGCTTGCGTCATTACGCAGAGCAGCATAGTTGGACAGTTGCAAGCCATTAACAAAGCGCGGCAAGAGTTTCTCCTAAAAAAAGGAAAAGGGGTCTACTTGGACCCCCAGACCGGCGAGGAACTCAACGGACCCTCCTCAGTCGCAGGTTGTTTGCCCCATGCCGCCCAAAAAGAACACTTCGCAGTGGAACATGACCGAGACGGAGGAAGAGGAGTGGAGCAGTGTGAGCAACAGCGAAACGGAGGAAGAGCCGTGGCCCGAGGGGAGCAACGGGGAAGAGGACACGGAGGAAGGCGAGGTTTTCGCCGAAGAACCCTCGCCGGTGCCCCCGAAATCCCAGCCAGCCGCCTCGGCCCAAGAGCCCGCACACATCCGTAGATGGGATAGCAAGACCAAAAAACCGGGTAAGGGAAACGTCCGCCCACGCCAGGGGTACCGCTCGTGGAGAAAGCACAAAAACTGCATCCTATCGTGCCTCCTCCAGTGCGGCGGAGACGTTTCATTCACCCGTAGATACTTGCTTTTCAACAAAGGAGTGGCCGTCCCACGTAACGTCCTCCACTACTACCGTCACTCTTACAGCTCCGAAGCGGACGGCTAAGAAAACGCAGCAGCTGCCGGCGGGAGGACTGCGTCTCAGCGCCCGAGAACCGCCGGCCACCAGGGAGCTCCGAAACCGCATTTTTCCCACCCTCTACGCTATCTTTCAGCAAAGCCGGGGGCAGCAGCAAGAACTGAAAATAAAAAACCGCACGCTGAGGTCGCTTACCCGAAGCTGCCTCTATCACAAGAGCGAAGAGCAGCTGCAGCGAACCCTGGAGGACGCAGAAGCGCTGTTCCAGAAATACTGCGCGACCACCCTAAATAACTAAAAAAGCCCGCGCGCGGGACTTTGACCGTCTGACGTCACCAGCTGCCCGCCAAAATGAGTAAAGAGATTCCCACGCCTTACATGTGGAGTTACCAGCCGCAGATGGGATTAGCCGCCGGCGCCGCCCAGGATTACTCCACGAAAATGAACTGGCTCAGTGCCGGACCTCACATGATTTCCCGCGTTAATGGCATTCGCGCCCACCGCAATCAGCTCCTGTTGGAACAGGCCGCCCTTACCGCCACGCCCCGTAATAACCTGAACCCTCCCAGCTGGCCAGCCGCCCTGGTGTACCAGGAAACGCCTCCACCCACCAGCGTACTTTTGCCCCGTGACGCCCAGGCGGAAGTACAGATGACTAATTCGGGAGCGCAATTAGCGGGCGGATCCCGGTTTCGGTACAGAGTTCACGGCGCCGCGCCCTATAGCCCAGGTATAAAGAGGCTGATCATTCGAGGCAGAGGTGTCCAGCTCAACGACGAGACAGTGAGCTCTTCGCTTGGTCTACGACCAGACGGAGTGTTCCAGCTCGCGGGCTCGGGCCGCTCTTCGTTCACGCCTCGCCAGGCCTACCTGACTCTGCAGAGCTCTGCCTCTCAGCCTCGCTCGGGAGGAATCGGACCCCTTCAGTTTGTGGAGGAGTTTGTACCCTCGGTCTACTTTCAGCCTTTCTCCGGATCGCCCGGCCAGTACCCGGACGAGTTCATCCCCAACTTTGACGCGGTGAGTGACTCTGTGGACGGTTATGACTGATGTGGATGCCACTTCATTGCTAGTGGAGCAAGCGCGGCTTAACCACCTGGTACGTTGCCGCCGCCGCCACTGTGTGGCTCGCGACTTGAGCTTAAATCTCAAGTTTTTTAAAAAACCGTCCGAAACCGGGAACGCTGTGCACGGGTTGGAACTAGTGGGTCCTGAAAAGGCCACAATCCACGTCCTGAGAAACTTTGTGGAAAATCCCATTTTGGTTAAACGAGATCAGGGGCCTTTTGTAATCAGCCTACTCTGCACCTGTAACCATGTCGACCTTCACGACTCTTTTATGGATCATTTGTGTGCTGAATACAATAAGTAAAACATATTCTTACCAAGACTATAATGGTCATGACTGTTCCTCGCCAAGATACACTTTAGCGCCCGTAAACTCCCTGTCCGACACCTTTCTGAACTGTTCATTTTGGTCTACACAGCTCACTTGGTACTTCGGTGACAGCATCCTTTCTGGATCCCTTGGCAAATCACACGGAATATCAGTTCAGCTATTTTCTCCAATTCGATACGGAAACTACACCTGTCAAGCCGGTCCCTGCATTCACATCTTTAATCTTCAACCTTGTCCTCCAACTAAACTTGCTTTCGTCAACTCTGATCACCTACAGCTCAACTGCAGCCTTGTAGGTCAACGCATTTTGTGGACATACAATAAATACAGGTTGGTGGAATTTGTCTACTCCCCCCCAAGCGCCCACGGCTTTGGGGAAATTCCTTCTCATCTCTACTACAACTATTTTGTCACACATTTTGCAAGCCGACAGCAACTTCACTTGCAGGCTCCATTTACTCCGGGAGAGTACTCCTGTCACGTAGGCTCCTGCAAAGAAACCTTTATTCTCTTCAACAGATCTTCTAACATTGAACGCTTCACTACTAACTACTTTCGAAACCAAGTTGTGCTTTTTACTGACGACACCACTAACGTCACCCTGAACTGTGCATGTTTTTCTTATGACATTGTAACTTGGACTCTTAACGGGACCCTTTGGCTAACGTTTGATAATCAAAGCTTAATTGTTAAAAATTTTAATTTTGCCTTTACGAATCTCTCTTCTTATGAAATAGTTATCTTTGCGCCTTTTAATCCAAAAACTACTTTAGCCTGTCAGGTTTTGTTTAAGCCCTGTCAAACAAACTTTAAGTTTGTTTACCTGCCTCCGCAATCTGTGAAACTAATAGAAAAATACAACAGCACGCCCGCCTTAGTTCCTAAAACCTTTTACCACTGGTTAACCTACGCTGGTCTGCTTGCTTTAGTTGTATTTTTTCTGCTTAATATTTTTATATGCTTTTTGCCTTCCTCATTATTTGCACAAGCACAGTTATTGCAGAAAAACCGCTTCTTCATACTGTAGCGCTTGCTGTGCAGACACAAGATTGGTTAACTGTGTTTTCCATTTATTTTCAATTTTTTATTTTGTCACTGATATTTTCTTTCATCTTTGTAAACTATGACCTGGAACCTTGGTCTCGCTTTTTATTTTTGGCTGCTTAGTGCACAAGCCAGTAAAATTAACATTTTTAACAAATATGCCGAAGAAGGAGCGAACACTATCTTTACCATACCAGCAAAAATTACTAAACCTTATACAATTTCATGGTACAAAGGCACACTCTCAGACAGCAATTATACTCATTCATTTTTTAGCGGAAAAACACTGTGTGTACAAGACACTTATTTTCCATCAGAAATCTTATATAGCTGCATAAAAAACGTTTTCCATCTTTATAACATTACAAGTGATTATGCTGGCATTTATAATGCTAAGATTTCAGACAATACCAGCACGCAAAACTTTTACTTTAACCTAACCGTCATTAAAACCATTCAAGTTCCAATCTGTGAGTGTAGTTCCAGGTTTCTCTCAGATACCTATTGTTTAATTACTATAGACTGCACTAAAAATCACCTACACACCACTATAATTTACAATCACACACAATCACCTTGGACTTTCAACTTAAAATTTTCTCCACACATACCTTCAGAATTTATAGCACAAGTTACTGTCTTTAACATAAGCAAGCAATTTAACATTTACTATCCTTTTAACGAACTGTGTGAAACATTTGAAGCTCAATCTGAACCAGACTACTTTACTTACGGTGCGCTCGCTGTAATTATTGTTTGCCTCTGCTTTGTAATTGGTGGCTGTGTTTACTTGTACATTCAGAGAAAAATATTGCTCTCGCTGTGCTCATGCGGTTACAAAACAGAAGAAAGAATTAAAATCTCTACACTTTATTAATGTTTTCCAGAATGGCAAAACTAACCCTACTACTTTTGCTTCTAACGCCGGTGACACTTTTTACCATCACTTTTTCTGCCGCTGCTACACTCCAACCTCAGTGCTTACCGCCAGTGGAAGTCTACTTTGTCTACGTTTTACTATGCTGCGTTAGCATTTGCAGTATAACATGTTTTACCTTTGTTTTTCTTCAGTGCATTGACTACTTCTGGGTCAGACTGTACTACCGCAAACACGCGCCTCAGTACCAAAATCAACAAATTGCCAGACTGCTTGGTCTGCCATGATTGTCCTGTATTTTATTTTCCTTTTTTTTCACCTTACTTGTGCTTGTGATTTTCAATTCACTCAATTTTGGAAAACAAGTTGCCTCGACCACACATTTTCCAACGACTGGATGATGGCTGTTGCAATCGCCACGCTTGGGACATTTGGATTCTTTTGTGGCTTTGCCTTGCATTATAAATTTAAAGTTCCATGGACATATGGCTTTCTTTCAGATTTTCCAGTAGCACCTACTCCGCCTCCACCTCCCCCAGTTATCAACGCGCCTCAAGTTCCCTCGCCAACTCCATCTGTCTGCAGCTACTTTCACCTGTAATGGCCGACCTAGAATTTGACGGAGTGCAATCTGAGCAAAGGGCCATACACTATCAGCGGCAGTCGGAGTACGAACGCAGGAACAAAGAGCTGCAAACTCTGCAAAACACCCACCAATGCAAACGTGGGATATTTTGTATTGTAAAGCAAGCTAAGCTTCGCTATGAGCTCTTACCTGGCCAAGACCACGAGCTCCAGTACACGGTTGACCAACAGCGTCAAACCTGTGTGTTTTTAATTGGGGTTTCTCCTATTAAAGTTACTCAAACTAAGGGTGAAACCAAGGGAACCATAAGGTGCTCCTGCCACCTGTCAGAATGTCTTTACACTTTAATCAAAACTCTATGCGGCTTACATGAATCAATTCCATTTAATTAATAAACTTACTTCAAATCTGCAATCACATCTTCGTCCTTGTTTTTGTCATCCAGCAGCACCACCTTGCCCTCCTCCCAACTGTCATAATTTATTTTTTTAACAACGGCGTACTTTCGCCATATCCTAAATGGAACATTTACCTCGCTTTCAAAATTACCCAAAATTTTCATTGCAGATATGAAGCGAGCCAAGGTCGAAGAAGGGTTTAACCCAGTTTACCCTTATGGCTACAATAACAGCACCGAAGTTGCTCCTCCCTTTGTGGCAGCAGATGGCTTACAAGAAAATCCTCCAGGCGTGCTGTCTTTAAAAATAGCCCCTCCCCTAACATTTAACACTCTTAAAGCCCTTACATTGGCCATTGGTTCAGGACTTTCCATAGTTGATGGAAAACTAGTTAGCAAAGGCCAAAGCCTATTGGCTCAATCCCCCTTGGTAATTAATGGGAACGAACTACAACTTAGAATCGGCGCTGGTCTTAACAGTGAAAATGACACTTTAAACATTTTAGCACAAGCTCCTCTTGCAATATCTGACACTAATAAACTTAACATAAACCTAGGAGAAGGCCTCAGTATAGTTAACGGAGCGCTACAACTCAGCCTGACAGCATCATCTCCCCTTTCTTTACAAAACAATATACTTAGCTTACCAATAGGTGACACTTTAGAAGTGGTAAATGGAAAACTTCAAAGCTCTCTTGCAGCTGCAAACCCCCTGGAACTTGACGGCAATACTTTACGACTTAACATAGGAAACACCCTACAAGTGCAAAACAATGCCCTACAAACATCCTTACAAGCTCAAGCCCCGCTAACAATTTCCAACAACACATTACAGTTGGCTGTGGGAACCGGTTTAGCCATATCCAGCAACAACACCCTGCAGACTAACCTACGTGCAAATGGACCTATTACTATTAGTGGCAACACGTTTTCACTGTCACTGGCTACATCGTCAGGCTTAAGAAACAGATCGGGCTTACAAGTCCAAACAGGATGGGGATTAAAAATAGCTAGCAACAACGACGTTACCCTAGATTTTCGAAACCCACTTTTTATGACAGACTCTGGAGAACAAGCAGGACAACTAGGGGTGAAAATAGGAAGTGGGTTACAACTTGATAGTTCTGGCAGTATTCAGACTCAACTAGGAAATGGCCTCAGTATAAATAATAACGCCATTGCAATTAATGCGGGAGGAGGTTTAACAATTTCTAATAACACTTTGCAAGTGGCCACAGGAACAGGGCTAACAATTCTGGATGGTCTGCTAACGGCTACTGGAGTGTCACTAACTCAAACTCTATGGACCACCCCAGATCCTTCTCCAAACTGTAACATTGAAGGAGAACTGGATGCTAAATTTGTGTTAGCCCTTACAACAACTGGTACCCAAGTGGTGGGCACATGTTCCATATATGGGTTAAAAACCTTAACAAACATCTCTTCCACTTCCATTGCTGTTCAACTAGACTTTGACTCCGCCGGCGTGCTACTAAACTCTTCAACAATGACCACCTCTTACTGGGGTTATAGACAAAACCAATCTATTTCCCCATATCCCATTACCAACGCCCTGAGTTTTATGCCAAACTCAACAGCATATCCCGCAGGGCAGGGCAATCAAGCCAAAAGCAACACATACATACAAACATTGCTCAGAGGAAACACAGACAAGCCAATTACTTTGAATGTTACCTTTAATAATCAATCAACTGGTTATTCATTGAAATTCACATGGACAGGACTTGGGTCTTATCAAAATGAATCATTTGCAACCCCCACATGTACATTTTCTTATATTGCTCAACAATAAATTACATCACTCGTGTTGTTATTCCGCCTCCGCCTTTCCACTTCATTTTGTAAACCACCCGCTCCACCTTTTCAGCAGTGAACAATTGCATATCAGCAGGGGCAGTAAAACTTTTGGGGGTTAAAATCCAAACAGGTTCTTCGCAAGCTAAGCGAGAATCGGTTACATTTATAAAACCATCAGGAACATCAGACAAAGACAAACACGAGTCCAAAGCTTCCGGTTCAAGTTCTGATTTTGGTTCACTAGCGGCGGGGGTAACAGCTTCTGGATAGTTCTCCATTTCCATCTCCTTCATGAGCGCCTCCATATCCACCGTGGTCATCTGGGACGAGAACGACAGTTGTCATACACCTCATAAGTCACCGGTCGCTGACGAACGTACAGGTCTCGAAGAATGTCCTGTCGCCGCCGCTCAGCAGCACTGGGCTGAAGGCGAAATCGCCCGTGTCTAACAATGGCCAACACCGCCCGTCTCATGAGACGCCGCGTTCTCTTAGCGCAACAGCGCATGCGCATCTCGCTGAGACTAGCGCAAGAAACACAGCAGAGGACCACCAGATTGTTCATAATCCCATAAGCGTGCTGACACCATCCCATGCTAACAAACTGCTTCACTATTCTAGCATGTACATCATATCTGATGTTCAGATAAATCAAGTGACGTCCCCTTATGTAAACACTTCCCACATACAACACCTCCTTGGGCATCTGATAATTAACCACCTCCCGATACCAAATACATCTCTGATTAATGGCCGCCCCGTACACCACCCGATTGAACCAAGTAGCCAAGAGGATCCCCCCTGCCATACACTGCAAAGAGCCGGGGCGATTACAATGACAGTGCAAAGTCCACACCTCGTTGCCGTGGATAACGGAGGACCGCCTTAGGTCAATAGTGGCACAGCTAATACAAACATTCAAGTAATGTTTCAACAAATGCCACTCATATGAGGTAAGTATCATATCCCAGGGAACTGGCCACTCCATAAACACCGCAAAACCTACACAACCCACCATCCCCCGCACGGCACTCACATCGTGCATGGTGTTCATGTCACAGTCCGGAAGCTGAGGACAAGGAAAAGTCTCAGGAGCATTTTCAGAGGGCGGTAGTGGGTACTCCTGGTAGGGGTTCAGCCGGCACCGGTATCTCCTCACCCTCTGGGCCATAGCACACAAGTTGGGACCTAATTTCCAGGTACTTTCTGTATGAAAACCAAGTGTTTTCCCAGCAGTGTCTGCGATGTCTTCTGTCCCCGCGACGGTAGCGCTCCTTGCAGTACGCGCGGAACAGCCACTCACGCAGGCCCAAAAGACAATTCTCAGCAGACGTCGACAAGTTAATTCCCCTCAGTCTCAAGGCCAACAGAGTTTCTTCCACAGTAGCATAGGCCAACCCCAACCAGGCAACACAAGATGACACGTCCCGTTCAACGGGAGGGCAAGGAAGCAGAGGCAGAGGCATAAGCAAGGCAAATTTTTATTCCAACTGGTCACGTAGCACTTCAAACACCAGGTCACGTAGATGGCATCGATCGTGGGTTTCCTGATGGAACATAACAGCAAGGTCAAAAATCAAGCGATTCTCAAGATGATTAACCACCGCAGGAATTAGGTCTTCCACACGTATATTTAAAAACATCAGCAAAACAAAAGACTGGTTTTCTCCTGGATCTATCATGGCAGCACAGTCATCAACTAGTCCCAAGTAATTTTCCCGCTTCCAATCAGTTATAATTTGAAGAATAAGACCCTGTAAATCCATCCCGGCCATGCCAAAAAGCTGGGACAGAGCGCTCTCCACGTTCATACGTAAGCACACCCTCATCTTCCTTTTAATCCAAAAAGTCTTCTTCCTGAGAAACCTGCAGCAAATTAAGAACCGCCAGGTTAGGCTCAATGCCTGCATCCCGGAGCTTCATTCTCAACATGCACTGCAAGTGCTCCAGCAAATCAGAGCAGCAATTAGCAGCCATCTCATCCCCAGGTTCCAGTTCCGGAGTTCCCACGGCAACTATCACTCGCAAGGTGGGACACACGGAAACAATATGAGCGCCCACGTGAGCAAAAGCCATGGAACCGGTACAGTAATCACAAAACCAGTGAAAAAAGCATTTCAGCTCGTGTTGTAAAAAAGTTTGCACATCAAAATTCAGCTCATGCAGATAGCACAATAAATTTTGCGGTACAGTAACCGAAAACCACACGGGTCGTCGTTCAAACATCTTGGCTTACCTAAAAAAAAAGAAGCACATTTTAAACCACGGTCGCTTCCTGAACCTAGGGAAAAACGGTGCGGCGTAAAACCAGTCGCGCCACCGGATCGCCGGCAGAGCCCTGGTAATACAACCAGCTGTGATTAAACAGCAACACTTTTAGCTCGGCAACGGTTGAAGGCTCCACATAATCAGCACCCACAAAAATCCCATCTCGTACTTGCTCGCGCAGGGAACTAAAATGAGCAGTATAGCCCAATGGCACCCGAACGCTAATCTGCAAGTACAGCAGAGCCACCCCATTAGGTGGAATTACAAAATCAGTTGGCGAAAACAACGTGTACACCCCAGACTGCAAAAGCTGCTCAGGCAGACGCCCCCCTGGCCCCTCACGGTACACCAGCAAAGCCTCGGGTAAAGCAGCCATGCCAAGCTCTTACCGTGCCAAGAGCGGCTCAGACGGAAAAGTGTGCTGAGACGCTCAGAGCAGCGGCTATATACTCTACCTGTGACGTCAATAACCGAAAGTCAAAAGTTCACCCGGCGCGCCCCGAAAAACCCCGCGAAAATCCACCCAAAAAGCCCGCGAAAACACTTCCGTATAAAATTTCCGGGTCCCCGGCGCGTCACCGCCGCGCGACACGCCCGCCCCGCCCCGCGCTCCTCCCCGAAACCCGCCGCGCCCACTTCCGCGTTCCCGAGACAAAGGTCGCGTAACTCCGCCCACCTCATTTGCATGTTAACTCGGTCGCCATCTTGCGGTGTTATATTGATGATG